TGCGTTCTACCAGAAACTCGGCAGGCCGGAAAAGGCGGACGGGTATTCGCGCCCTGACTTACCGGAAGGCGAACAGTTCGATGAAGCGTTTCTGACAGAGATGACGGCGGTTGCTCACGCGGAGGGCGTAAGCGACAAGCAGTTCAGAGGTTTCATCGACAGATACATCGCGTATCAGGCCAAGTCGGCGGAGGCAAAGGTCGCTTCCGAGAACGCCGAGGCCGATGCGACGCAGAAACAACTGCACGAAGAGTGGGCTGGTAATTACGACAAGAACCTCGAAATCAGCAAAAGGGCGTTAAGGGAACTTATACCCGCCGACATGAAAGATGCGTTTGTCGAATTGATAGCGGAAAAGAACCTTGACAATAATTTCCTGTTCATCAAGGCATTTCATTTTGTAGGGAGTAAGATGATGGACGATAAGTTAGTGAAGGGTGACCCGCCGAAAGTGGAGCCGGGTTACACTCCGCAGTATCCTAATTCACCGGAAATGTATGCAAATGGAGAAAGTGAAGATGCAGTAAAAGGCCGTGCATGGCATACAGCCCGCGGTCACAATTATCAACGGTCATAAGTATCAATAGTTCCGAAAGGGTAGACTAAGATACATAGAAGGTTCAGATAGCTCGCAAGAGTCTGAGAGTTTGCCAGAACTAAAAACTGGCTACTGAGCGAGTACAAAACGTTAGCAGTGGTCCGACAAGAACGGGTAGCTCCTGTAAATTAAATCGTAAATTTAATTTTAGGAGTTTATCTGATGGCTACAAGAGATTTTTCCGATCGCGAGAGCTTGGTTCTTGCGGCAAGAATGACGCATAATCAAGAGATTATCGACGTCGCTGAAGTTCTAAACGAAACCAACGATATCGTTTCCGATGCTGTTGTGCAGCGGGCGAACGATATCACATCACACGTCATGTCCCGCAGAACCGCCCTTCCGGCGGTCAACTGGGTTAAAGTCGGTAATGGTTGGAACGCAACCACCGGCCTCTTGAACCAGGTCCGCGAAGAGATGGGTATGCTCAAGGCGAGATACCTTGCACCCGAAGATGTTATGCGAATCCAGCCTGACCCGGCCAAATACCGGATGCAGCAGGAAAGAGCGTACATCGAGTCGATGGGGCAGGAACTTGCAAATACCCTGGTCGGTAATGTGAGTGCAGGTGCACTGTCGCCTGCCACTAATCCACCCGAAGAGTTTGCGGGTTTCCAATTGAGGTATCCTACGCTGAGTACTGCCGATACGGCGTATGTACTCAGTAACGGCGGCTCCAATTCTGGTGGGCATACATCTATATGGTTTGTCCAATGGGGTCCGGGCAAGGTCTACCTGATTCATCCGCGTAATACCGATGCTGGTGGACTCAGGAAGCAAGACAAGGGATTGCAGTTAGTCTCTGGCGATAACGCAATCGCTTCTACGTCTGCTGTCGTTGCCGGTCAAAATCCTACCAACCAACTCTGGGCATTCATATCGGAGTTTTCGTGGGATGTCGGATTGGCTGTCGAGGACTTGCGCACCGTAAAGCGTCTTGCAAACATCGACACCGCCGCCAATTCGTCCGATTCTCTGAATGAGGATTTCATTATCCAAATCAGGAATAACTTCAAGACGAACGACATGATCATGATGTACGTGAACGAAACCGTGTTTACCCAACTCCAGATTCTCGCCAAGGACAAAACGAACGTCCATTGGCCGCCTGAACATCCGTTCGGTAAACCTCAAATGTTCTTCCTTGACATGCCGGTAAGGCGCTGTGATGCGATTACCAATGTCGAAGGTACAATATCGTAAAGGAGTAAATTATGGCTATTTTTGACGCTATGTTTGAACTGAGTGACAACCAGGACATCGGAACGTCTACTATTACAGAAGCTACTGCTGCCAGTAATGTAATAAACTGGTCAAATTCCGATTTGGAAATGGGCGCAGGTGAACCGCTGTGGATGAATATAAGAATGGGAACCGAGGCGCTTTTAAGTTCCGGTTCTGCAACACTTACGGTGGACCTGAAACGCGAAACTGACGGAACGATAGATACCGACTCTACGACTATCCAGTCGGTAACTATTGCCAAGGCAAGCCTTACCGCCGGTGCGTGGATATTAAGACAACCACTTCCGTACAATGTAGACGAAGATGCCTTTTTCGGCATTCTCTACACAATGAACACAGCAGTAGCTTCCGCCGGAACTGTGGATGCCTGGATTGACCACGGCCCGCAGTCAAGTTTCGACACACAGGTAAGTGCTTCTAACATATAACCGGAGAAAAGACTGTATGAAACTTAAAGATGCTTTTGTTTTAATCGGATGTCCGCTATCGCCGACGTTTCGGGCCGATGCCAGGACTATCGGTATGCTCGAATCGTGGCGGTCAAAAAACTCGATAACGTACTACCCGTCATCCGGCGCTACTGAAATTGGCTATGATATGATTGTTGATTTTGCAAAAAGAATGATAGAACCAAAACCAACACATATCCTGTTTGTCGATTACGACGTTCTGCCAAGATATAACACACTGATAAAACTTCTCGAACACGATAAGGACATTATATCAGGTGTGTATCCGGCAATGCAGAAGTTCAAGGTGTCATGGTGTTTATCGAGAGAAAAAACATTTAAGTTAATGGATATTGAAGATTTGCCAGGTAACCCGTTTAAGGTGTATGTAGCCTGCAATGGGATGTTGCTGGTAAAGATGGAAGTATTCGACAAACTTGAATGGCCGTATTGGAGAACTGATTACGAAAATACCGGCAAGAAAACGGGAGCGGACATTTACTTTTTCGATAAAGCAAAGGCTGCGGGTTACGACCTTTGGGTTGACCCGAAAGTTAAGTGCGGTCATTTCAAGATGGTTGATTTGTTAGGTATAGCTAAAAACTATGTTATGAAAGGAAACAAACAATGAAAAAGTTACTTATTATTCTACTGTTCTTTGCTTGTGTGATTCCCTGCTTCGGAGCCTTTACCCAGAGCATAACTACAAGGAAGACATACAAAAATTCGTACCGGTGGACAGGAAGAGCCAGAGACCTGATGTTGGATTGGGCCGAGGAAGTCGAAGGGAGATTGCTTGGCACAACCGCCGTTGAATTTACATTTTTTGACCCAACAGACACCGAGCCCGGAACAAGCAAGGGCATGATGTATATGGACGAATCCGAGAGCAAGCTGAGGTATTACAACGGCGGTTCCTGGGTGACCATAGAAAGTGGTTTTTTTTTTTTCAAGCAGAAGACGGCATACGAGATAGGCAGGACTATTTCGGTAGATGCTGGTTCAGTTATCTTAACTGCGACTAATGCCGCAGATAATGTAGTGCTTGCTCTTATCCAAAGTGATGCCGGAACCACGAAAGGTTTTACGATTACCAATGCCGGAACCGGCAATACCATTGATATTCAGGGACAGTCAAGTTCTAACGATATTGAAGGTACTGACGATAGTTGGGCCATAAGCAGTGCAGGCGCGTTTACTGGCGTAGTCGGTACATGGACGGGCGACCAGACATGGACAGGTTCAGCGGCTAATGTTATTTTTGATGCAACTGACGATGAGCTTCTGATAGAAGACGACGCAGTTCTTTCATTTGGCGACGTGGCCGATGTTACGATTACATGGAACCAGACCAACCTTCTCATCGAAGCTGCGACTGACAATACCGGCCAGATTCAGTTAGGTGCAACAAACGCAATGGACCTGAAGATCGTGGGTTCTACTAATACCGACATTGCTTTGTTTGACGCCAACCCCGGCATATTATTGCTTGACTCGTATCCTATCGCTCTTGGCGACGGTGACGCTATTTTGTTTGGCGACACTCTTGGCACTGGCGATTTCTCCATTACTGATACGTCCGATGTACTTGTAATCACTAACGTGGTTGATGGTACAGGCACGGTAGGTTTTGGAACTGCTGGTGCGGGTATTGATGTCGCTTTTCATGGGGATGCTGGCTCGGCTACCGCGACGTGGGATGAGAACCAGAACACGAATGGTGCTTTGGTTTTTAACAATGCTGATATTGAACTTGGTGATGCCGACTTAATCAATTTCGGTGATTCCGATGATTTCAGCATGACAGCTACTAACCAGGCATTTACATTTGGTTCACTAACAAGTGATGAGTCAAGTACCTACAGTTTTGGTGCTGATACAGATGGCGACGATGTAAAAATGTTCGGTGCTACTACCGGCGAGTATTGGCTGTGGGACGCCGGGGCCGATTCGATTCTGCCTGTATGTGGAAACGCTCTATACACCCTGACTGACGCAGAGGCTGACCAGTTCAAGGTCAATGCAACCGGCGCAACGTCTGATGCTGTAGCTATTAACTTTGAAACCACTGACGGTAAGATTTTGTTAAATGCTGACGGCGGAACAGGTGGCGACATTGAGTTGAATTCTGCCGATGACATTATCCTGACTACTGCCGGAAAACTCACTATCACTAATGGCAGCGAGGCCATGACTGTATCCGGTGCATTGACTGTAGCGGGCACAGCGACGTTTAACGGTACTATTGTCGGTGACGGTGCGACTACTGTGGTAGGCACAAAAGCAGTTGAGACTACCGACATTGATAACGAGACTGTTACTATCGCTCAGTCCGGTACTGTCTTCAACAACTCCGGCGATGCTGATGGTACTACGTTTACCTTGCCTGAAGCCAGTACGGCTTTGGGTTGCTGGTACACTTTTGTCGTTACAGAGACAGGACAGCAGATTGCAATAGACCTTGACGGTTCTGATGTATTCCTTCATCTATCGCTTGGCGCAGGCGATAAGATGACAAGTTCGACGCTGGGCGACACGATTACCGTATCGGCAGTCAGTGCTACCCAGTGGGGTATCATCAGTGTTTATCCGACGGCGGCTGATTGGGCCGACGGCGGTGCGTAACTTTAATGGGCGGGGGCATTGTGTCCCCGCCCATAACTCTTCTAAGGAGAAAAGCATGAATGTGAATGTGAGCATGAAAAAAATTGCGGTCGTTTTGGTTTTGATGGGTGTGGTGTTCGGCGGTGT